GAAAATAAGAAAAGAATCGAAGGTACTTATGAGGAATGGGCACAACAAAAAGTATTAAAAAATAAAGTGAGTTTTATTAAGAATGCATTAGAAGAGATTGATGGGTTTATCAATACACCTTTACCTGTATTTTGGAATCAAACTGCAGCTGATGGAGAGACTATGGATAAGGAAGAGTGGACTGCAGATATGACAGCTTTAAAAGAAAAGGGTGAAGATGCTAAAAAGATGTGGACGGATGAACTGAAAAAAACCGAGAAAGAACTAAATAGTCTATTTATAGATGGAGAACTACATGATAAAAATTGATGTAAGTATCGGTGATACAATACTTGTTGGCCGATTTAAAAATAAAAAGATTGTCGTTAAGTCGATAGGTAAAGATGACCATGGCATGCCTACTGTTAATGGTAGAAGTGTGGTTAACTTTAGAAGTACGAAAAAAAATGAATCTAAATTTTCGGAGGTCATGAAAGAAATAATATGAAAATATGGAAATTAATACTTGGACTTTTTGGTTTAGTTGGTGGACTTTTTGCTGTTCAAGCTTCTAAGAAAAAAGAAGTTAAGGAGTTAGAGAAAGTCATTAAGGAAAACAAAAAAGAAGAAAAGAAAGTTGAAAAAGAAATAAAAAAGTTGGAAGAAGATAAATCTGTTTCCAAAAAAGAAGTTGGTAAATTAAAAAGAAAATTAACTATTAGTAAAAAGAAAACAAAAAAGATGCAAGAGGCATATGATAATGACGACATATCTTCTGCAGAGGATTTTTTGAAGAAATTTGCTAAAAACAAATAGGAGTTTAGAATGGGATTCGTAACTGGTTCAAACAACCTACCAGGAACTATAGCAGTTGATGCTTCAAACTTTCATGATAATCAAAGTATGGACACTCAGAATCAAGGAGTTTATAGTAAAGTAGTAACAACTTCTGGTGAGGA